TGGTTGTCGAACTGTTGCATTTGTAGTTGTCATACTATTATTTATGCAAATAAAAAAGGGGAGATTCCGAAGAACCTCCCCTTGTGGTGTGGTTGTGGTAAACTAAGTTACCAACAATCTAACACAAATTACATAATGTTTGTAACTTGTACTTTTCTGTAGTAAACGTTGCTGTTATCAGCACCAGTAGTATCGGCACCAGATACAGCAGCAGAACTCTCAGCGAATGGGTTTCTTACTAGACCATATCTAGTTTTGAATCCAATCTTAGGCTGGAAGCTGTTCTCGCCTACTGCACGTACCATTTGTAATGGAACATATGGGCAATAGAACATACCTGCGTCATATGGTGATGTACCTTTGTAACCAATTGTGTAGAACTGCTTTGCAGCTGTGTTCGCACTGTATGGATCAATGTACACTTTGTATCTACCGTTTAATACACCAGCAAATGTGTTGCCTGTGTCATCTACGCTTAGATTGTTGTTTAAAGCGGGTGTGTAGTCTAGTACGCCAGCCATTTGTAAAGCAGAAGCAACATCTGAAGAACAGATAACAACGTTACCTTTTCCTCTACGTGTTTCTTGTGCAATAGCGTTCGCATCTCTTTCAAGTTGGAACATTAGACCTTTGAACTTCTCAACTGACCAACGACCGTTAGAATCTGTGTCTAAGTCAAAGATTCCAGCGTTTGTTGTGTTAGTTTGAGCACCTTTTTTCGCTTTAATATAAATTGTTCTTACAACTTCTCTGTTGATCTCAGCAAGAATTTCAGCAGATAGAATATTTGATAATTCTGTTTCTGCATCTAAACCGTGAATTGCTTTTAGGTCTTGAGCGAGTTCCATTGTGTACTCAGCTTTTAACGCACGTGATCTTGCAGTTACTGTTGTCTTCTCAATTGAGAAAGCCATTTCAGCAAAAGCGTTTCCGTCTGTATCTCCTAAAGCTTCACCGTATGATGTTGTATGTCCTCTACCTCTCTTATATGTACCAGGTGTTGAATCGTTCAATACAGCTGGGTTAGTACCTGTGTGTATTGTACCTGCAGTAAGATCAGCAGTTGATGAACTTGTAGCATTTCTTGATGAAAAGTCTGTGTCTGCCTCGTTAAACAACGCTTCAGTGCCAGCTTGAGATGCATATCTGCTCTTCATTGCGAAGATAAGACCAGTTGGACCAGTCATTGGTTGTACACCACAGATGTCGTATGCAATTAAGTTAGGCATAGAACGTCTAACGAGAGAAATTAGAATTGGATCCCAATTCGCAATAGAAGCACCAGTTGCGTTTGTAGGTGCAGCTTCACCAAGGAATGCTCTGTCTTCTTTTAAAGCTTTCTCTTGGTTTTCGAGGATGACAGTTGTTACAGCTCTTTTATAAGCATCTTTGATCTCTGGAAGATCGGCGTGCTCAAGAACTGGTTGCCACTTCTCTTGTAATGTTTCAGATAAAAACATTTTTCTCTCCTTATTTACTTTCGTTATAATATTTATTAAAACTCATACTTTTAGTATAGTTTCTTTGTTTTTGTTCTTGAGATAGCGGCTGTATATGCTGACATAGTACCAGTCATATCAATCTGTCCGCCCTCGGCGTCATTAGTTTCTGTAACGTTATTTGTTGCTTTTTCTTTTACAAAATAAGATTCTTTAATAGTTTCTAATTTTGCTTTGTAAGAATCAGCATCTTCATAATCGATACTTTCTACCAAACCCTTGAACTTCTCCTTCTCAGAATCAGCAAGTGAATCTGAAACGGATTCAAAGATAGATGATTTAGTTTGCTCACCTACTTCTTTATTCAGTTCAACAATTTTTGAAGTTGCTTCATTTAACTTTCCTTTGAGTTCGTCAATCTCAGTTGCCTGAGCTTCTAGTACGTTGTACTTCTCATCTGGAATGTCAATGTAGTGGTCTTCAAATAATTGCTTAAGACCTGAAATAAAGTCTTCAGCGATTTCACCTTTAACACCTTTTTCAATCGCAAGTTCATTCTCTTTCATCCATTCCTCAACTACGTAGTTAAGATATGAATCAACTTTTTCAGTTAATTCAGCTTTTACGGATTCTTTAGATTCTTCTAAATCTTGAGCGTATTCTTCTTCTAATCTTTCGATTTCTGCTCTCACTTTTGATTTGATTGCAGCTTCGAAAATAGTAGCAGCTTTAGATTTAAATTCCTCTGAAAGTGAATCATCGCCATTGACTAAAGCGTCAACATCTTCTTTGACGTTAATCTCTTTGATTTTTTTGTCAACTGCTTCTTTTTTAGCAGCATTTTCGGCTTCCTCTTCTTTTTCTGATTCTGCTTCGTCTTTCATTTCCATTTTGTTGTACATCGCCTGAAGATCGTCTTTTGACATTTCCTTCATTTTGTCGTACATGGCTTGAAGCATACCAGGTTTAGATTGAGGCATTTCTGCGAGTTCCTCGCCTTCATGGTCAACTTGGTCGCCAGCGGCTAATGGTTCTTTTATACTTGAAGAACCTTGAGAACTTGGAGCAGAATCACCTTTGTCAGCCTTTGCTGTTTGAGCATCTTTCACTTGCTTGACACCTTTAGCGTAGTCTTTCTTAGGTGCGTCTGGTGATGTCACCGCCGGACCTGTATCGTCAACTTTGCTTGATGCTTTTGCAATGTGAGAAGGTTCGCCTTTTACAGCCTTTGCCTTAGGCGCATCAGCAGCTTCCGCAACTTCTTGTGTTGCGATCGCTTCTAATTCGTCTAGTTTTTGTTCTACTTCTGACATTAACTCTCTCCTTATTAATTCGAATTAATAATATAATATTTATAAATACTACAATTTTGAAAGAAAAGATTCAAAAACTGCAGCTTGTTTTTCTGCAAGTTCTCTCTGTTTTGCTTTCTCAATTGTCGTCTTCATTTCGTGTATATCGACTTCTCGTATAACACCGTTGTCCCATATCCACTCTTTGCCTTCCATAATGCCTTGTACAAAAGCTTCTGGAGCAGACGGATCTGCGACTATATCAGCGGCTGTTGCTAAGTAAAAATCACTTTTTACATAGTTCGAACCGCCTTTATTCTCCAGCGAACCCATGCCTCTGGAAGAAACTCCTAATTTTGCACCCTCGTCAATTAAATTCTTCACAATTTTTCCATAAGGAGTGTCCATAATTTTGGCCTCTCCGATAAAGTTTTTGCCTTCAGGTGTTAAACTGGTGATCATATGAGAAACTCGTTCTAAGTTGACAGTAGGTCCGTCAGGATGACCTAGTTCGCCAAAAGCACGTTTTGCCTGTACGAACTCTTTATTATAACGATTGACTTCTTTTTGAAGGGTTTCCATAGGGTAGATACGACCGTTGCGATTCTTCATATCAGCTTGCATGAAGATGCCTCGTATCTTATAATTCTTTTTGCCGTTATCTGCTTCTTCTACAATGTATTCAGCAGATGATACTTCCTCTGTGATAAGTTTCATGTTTTTTATACTCACTTATTATTTATAAGTTTTATGTCTTTAAAACTAACTGCTGTACGCAACTTTTGTAGTAAATGAAGTTGCACAGGTTATCTCTTCCGTTGGTTCTTTTTGTAAAATCACTGTTTCATTAGCACCAATATATACAGATCCTACAACAGATATACCACCTGCAGTTCTTAATGTTAATGTTGCAGCCGATGTACAACGAACACGCACTAATGTTGCTTCACCAATGTTGTTTGCACTTGCATCAGCAACAGATGTTCCTAACAATTTTAGTTTCATTCTTCTCTCCTATTGTGACAAAATGTCGTCTATAATTTTTTCTAACTGTCTTCGTGCAGGAGACTTATCAATAACTTGCATCAACTTCGGCACATCAACATCACCTTTGCGATTTGTTGCAAAGTCCATGACCTTATCAACTTCTTTTTTTAATCTTGGCGATAGTGTTTTATAAGATGTTATTTTCTTATAATCGTCTTTACGCTCAAGTATTCGATTGTTCAGTTGGTTGAACGCTATCGACATCGGTTATATCTCCTGTTCTTACGAATGTCTTCGCAAGGTCTTTACGTCTGTCATCTAATGCAGCTCCAACTTTATCAACTAGTGCTGATTTAAATTGTGTTTCTGCTTCGATATGATCGTCTTTGTCTAAAGCATCTATCATACTCTTTACTTGTTCACTCATTGCTTACTCCTTAATTAAAACCGTCTTGAGCATCATCGTTATATGGATCTTTGATAAGGCCTTGATCGATTTCTGATTTGATTTCTTCTCTTTGTTGTTCAATCTCTAGGTCTGTCATACGTAAAACCTTTTTGAGAACATAATTCATCGAAAATATTTTACCAATCATCTGTTGATTAAAAATTCTTTCTGCTTGATCTAAACGTGATTGGCGAATCTCTTGTTCTTTCATTTCTGAAAAATATCCGTCTTGGATAAAATCATATTTAATATAACCGGAAACACCATTCCAATCATCTTCACTCACAATACCTTTTAAAATTAATTGTGTCTTTAACATATCAGAAAACAAATGAATAAATTTCTTTCTTAATCTCTGAATGAATTTAGTAAATTTAATTTCATCACGGGAAACTTCCGTTGACTTACCTAATTGTAAACCACCAGACGCTTCACTGTCTAAACGTGAGAATGGTACATTTAATGATTGATATAATTTCTTTTGAAAGTATTTGATGTCATCAATCTCACCTAAGTTATTACCACCAGGTAAAGTTGTAATCTCAGTTCCTCGACCACCTTCACGTCTTGGTAACCAGAAGTCTTCTAACATTGACATATACTGTCGATCATCTCTAATTTCACCTGTTGATGCATCGTAAACTAATTTGTTTCGATAACGATTCATTACATCTTTCAAATATTGTTCTGCTTTAATCTTTGGTAGATTACCAACATCAATATAAAAGATTCTTCTTTCTGGTGCTCTACTAATACGATAGATGACTAAACTGTCTTCAATCATTCGTAATTGATTGACAGGTTTAATTGCCTTGTGTAGATGTGATAACACAACGTTCTTTTGTTGATCAATTAAACCAGATGGACAATAAGTAATCGCATCTTTATGAATACGAATACCACCAGTACCCATTGATCCACCAACACCCTTTTCATTATAGACGTAATACTCTTTATACTCCATTGGATCTGGTGCATTACCAGGCATCTTAATGGGTCCGTCTTTCTTTTTAATCTCTCTTACTTTTTTAATTTTACGAGGATCAATGTATCGTAATTCTCTGATACCATCTTTAGGATTCTTTGGGTCGATAACTTTGTGATAGTACATACGACCATCGACATACCAACGTCTAAAGATATCATGTCCCTTTTCTTCAAATTCTAATAAACGTAAAACTTCGTCAAACTCTTTTGCAATTTTCTTTTTTAAATCTAATGAAAATGGTTTGATTCGATCTAAGTTTAATCGAACAGGAGGCTCAATTTCGTCTGATACGATTGCCTCGTTGACGATATCTTCAACTGCCTGATCACATTCAGGTTGCATTGCGACTTCTCTATATCGTCTAATTAAATCTGCTTCATCACGTATCTGTCCTTCAATGTCCAGATAGTGACCAATATGTCCACCACCACCGATGACTGTTTGTGAGCCATCGTCAACGGAAGGCAACGTAAAGTCTTGTGACGTTGCCTTCTCGTTCTTCGATCGGGTAATAGAAAATCCAAATAATTCTGCCATACTATTATTTATACCCTTTTTTAAACTACTTTTTTATTAAGTAGTTGTGTTTGATTCCCAATACTGATATCGCCATGTACATTCGAAAGTTTCTAATGCAGTTGCAGGATCATATGCTAAAGCAATAGATCCTAGACTGACTGGAAACATACCTCTAAAAGTATATGACTTAATAGTATTACCATTTCTGTCTAAATGATCTACAAATGCGTCAACTTGATAGTCAACAGGATT